AGAGAGCACCAGCTCCTTACGCATCTTAGCGAGAACGAGATCCGAATATCTTACCTGTAATTCATGTGCCATTTTTCATTACTCCTTCCTGAGATCGGGATTTTTACTATAGAATGCTTTCTCAACACCTGACATATTCCCGCCGTCACCGTTGAAAAGGGGTGCGGGCGGCTTACCGGTGACGAACTTCGCCAGTTTTTCGGCATCTGCCTTGTACTCCTCCTCATTGGTCCCGGAGAGCCTGTCCGCCAGCTCCGCAGGGATACCGCATTCACGTGCTATTCTCGCTTTTACCGAAGCGGTCTCGTATGCTGTGTTCTTAGCCGTGAGGTCCTTGATAGATGTATCCTTTTCTGCGATCTGAGTGCGGAGCGTTTCAAGCTCCTTCTGAAGATCGGCGGTCTGCTGCGCGGCGGCTTCGGGTGAGAGCCAGCCTTCGTACTTCTTTTCCACCTCTGCGGTGGTGGTCTTGGTGTTGCGGTCGAGCCTTGCTTTAAGTATGCTGTCAAGCTCTTCCTGAGTTTCGATAGTTTTGAAATCTGCCATAATAGACATCCTTTCCCCACTTACCCCGTGGTCGGGTAGATTTATTGATTCTTACGATCAATAGCTTACATACTGTGGTTCTTCTTCCTTTGCGGTGGCACACAGCCAGTGAGCCAGCAGGACAGCGTCAAGGATAGATACCTCAGCGCCTTCCAGTATCGAAGAATAGCCGAAACCGCCGCCGTTGCCAATGGCTCGGTGCTCGCAGTTGGTAACGATCTGCTCCAACGCGGGTTGATCGGCGTGGCAGATGTTGCCTGCGAACAACTCCTTCTCAAACAGCGAATTCGCTTCGATCACCTCGGCGACCTTCGGCATGAGCGGCTTCAGGTCTATGCCTGCATCCTCCATCTCGGCTGCCAGGATAGATGCTCCGTTTGCGCCATCAATGGCAATGCCCTCGATGTGAGGATTTCGGAAGTAAGCGATCATCCAGCTGTTGCCGTCCCTTGTGCTGCGGCAGTCAAGAGCTTCAACGAAGATCCTCCCGTCCGACAGCCTTACCGCAGCAGCAGCAGAAACGCTTGCCGAAGTCTTGGAGTACTTTACTCCGATGAAGATCTTCGGGATATCGTCGAGCTCGGGTCTGCTGCCGATCTGACAGCTCTGCCACTCGCTGCGGCTGATAGCCGATTTGAGGTTGCTGAGGATCCACAGACCGAGTCGCTGGATATTGTCGTCGATCTCGTCGTCGCCCAGCTCGTCGGCGACAGTTCGCTCACTGAGGATATACCCCAGTGACGGATTGGTCTCATACCACAGCTCTCTGTCACGGGTGCCCGACATCTTCGGCACGCCCCACTCAGCCCAGCCGTTTTCGCTGCTCCTGCCCGAGATGACACGCTGTCGGTACTTCTTGAATACCGTTCCCGCCGAAACTGCCGTGGGTGGTGTACCACACATAAGCGTCTGCGGGTTCTTCGAGTCGGTAACGACATACTTCAGAGCGCCCTCCTGATCGGAAGTGTACTCCTGTGCCTCGTCGATGATGAGCAGGTCGTAGCCTTCACCGAGACCGCCCTTGACGGTACGTGTGCGGAAGTTTATCACTCCCCCGCCGAAGGTGTCGCCGCCTTTGAGCCATTCTATGACCTCGGCACCGCGCTGCTTGGTGTTCTTGAAGTCGTCATTCTCAACGAACCCCATTTCCGAGAGCCTGTCGGAGATCTTTTCCCAGGCATTGTGTGACGTGCTTACGAGGTGTGCGGTATACAGCACCCTCTCTCCGTGAGTCAGTGCCCATATCGCTCTGATGATGAGCAGCTCCGACTTGCCGTTGCGTCGCGGTATAGACCAGCCGAATTTGATGTGCGTCCAGTGCCCCTCCTTGTCGGTCGCCATGATATCGTAGATCATAGCCTCCTGCCAGGGCAGCACCTTGCGCTTTGACTGATTATACAGCAGCACCGCTTCGCCGCCTTTGGTGTCCTCGTAGGGAAGCACCACAGCATTTGTGGGGGTCTGACGTCCGACGCGTGTGTCGCTCATTCGCCGTACCTCCCGTTTGGTTGTATAATAAAAGCACCTCGCCGAAGCGGGGTGCGATTATTCGCGTATTATATACTAAAGCTCGATGCCCTCGATCTCGGCTCTGACCTGCAATGCGTAGAGATAGTCCCTCATAATGCTTAGCTGGTCTTTAAGCAGAGCGATCGAACAGTCGGGTGTAAAGCCGAGAGTCCCTGCATCGTACTTGACAAGCATTTTATGCAGCTTTTCAAGCCTGCATTTGAGCTGCCAATACTCCGCCTTGAAACGCTCCTTGTAATCTTTCGACTGCATCAGCTCGATCGTGTCTTTCAGTTCCATATCATCAAGTCCTTTCTGGTTTCGGGTATAAGAAAACCGCCTGACCGAAGTCAAGCGGTTAAATCATCATTCTTTTTTTGAGATTTTTTCTGTGCTGTTATTTTTTTTAGTTCGTCCTCTGTTATTTTTCTAGGACAAGGCGGAGCAGAAAGCCGCTCAAGGTATGCCTGATAATCAGCATCATTATTATTCTTATCCTTGCTCATATGATCATCTCCAATTCAACAAAATCATCTGTTAACGTGATTATCTTAAAAACCGATTGCTTATCAATAAGAAATTCTCTCTGTTTCGGAAATTTACTTAATGGTTCGATATATGCGCCATTACTTCCTTTAGGTACATATATCTTAACTTTAACAGGATTATTTAAAGTTCCTGACTTAACAACAGATGTACTGATAAATTGTGGATCAACAAAGATATCTCCAACATTATACCCGATATAAGCATTAATATCAATTGACCTATAACAGATAATATCGTGTTCCAAATCGAATTTAGATACAGCAGAAGAAATTAGTTCGGAATAGTAAACTAAATTGCTGTTGGAAGGAATAGCTCCACGAAGCATAGCATTTAAGCGTGCATAAAACTTGTCGTCTTTGGGGTCACCGCTATTTTTAGTATACTTCTTGATTGCTCTAATCTCTTCTTCGGACAATGAAAGAATCCATTTGTTCGCTTCTTTGCGTAATTCAGGTACAACTTTATCGTTATTCAAGGCAACAAATCCTCTTGACTTTATTATACCAGATTTTCTTTCATTTGTCAACCTCTTCTCCAACTCCGCCGCCTGCTCTTTCGTCAGCACCGTAGGTTTGCTGTACTCGATCTTCTTCGGCTCGCTCACCCACTTTTTAGACCACACATTCTGCCGCCCTTTGCTGCAAACATACTCCACCGTACAGCCGCAGTTGTCATGGCGGCGGAAGATGTCCTTCGGTGCTTTGTCGGGGTAGCTGTACCTGCCTGCGATCTTTGAGCACCACTCACAACACTTGCCGTCGTCACGGCGTTCGATGTAGGTGTCGAGTCCTGCACGGCTTCGGAAGTCGGCGTTTACTTTCATGTAATCGTCCGAGAAGGCAGCCGTGATGTTCTCGCTCGTTCTTTCAAGGACTTCTATGCCGTGGGCGGGGGTGTCTCTGGTGCTTGCACTGCCCGCAGCGGCACGTACACGCTCGGCGGGGAAATCCGCTTTCTGCGGGGCGAGATGTATGCCCGCTTTGTCGTCGAGCTTACGCTGCACCTCTGCGCAGACGGCGTTGACATCCTCGTAGGTGTCACGGAGCAGCGGTTCAAGTATCGAGTGCGCTATGTTGTAGTAGAGGGTGCTGTCGGGCAGCTCGTCGGGTGTCACGACTTCCTTTATCGCACGCCGCAGGTGTATCCCCAGAGTCTGACTGTAGAGAGAAGTATCTCTCATTGTTGCAGTTCCCCGGGCTATCTCATCTTTAAGCCACACCATGAAAGCGTTGCTGCTGTTGCGCTGCTCAAAGACCTCTCTGACCCGCTCACAAAGCTCCTTGCCTATGTCCTCCATGCTCTCACCGCCTTACAGCCCGGTCAGCTCGTGGAATTTCTGCTCGGTGAAGTAGTCATGGAAAGCCTGCTGTATCTTGAGGACGGCGTCCCCCAGACCCGCCAGATCGGAAGGACTGGGCGTGAACACCGGCTTCCAGACCGGTCTTGTCTGATAGAGCAGGCTGCGGCTGTAAGCGTGATCGTCACGCAGACAAGCCGCAAGATATCCCACATTCAGGAACGCACTCCCGAAACAGCTCTGAGCGTTCTCGGCTGTATCTCTGAGCGTCTCATGTGCCGCCTGGATAGCCTCACGGGTGGTGGGGTTTGCGGTACTGAACCCGAGATCATCCAATGTCAGACCGTTTTCTCCCGCAAACACCGAAGCTATCATTTTCAGCTGTTCGGTGTACGGCAGCATAGACTGCTGCTGGAACTGCCCCACAACAGGGTGGTCGCCGTTAGAGTCCTTGTCTATCCTCAGGAAGCTCGATAGCGTTGCAAGCCTGTTGTTGAACTGGCTCTTTCTGTCCATGCCGAGCACATACTTCTGAGGGAACGAGTAGAACTCTGCCGACACCTCAGAGCGCCAGAGCACACGAGCTGCATATCTGACCTGCGACATATTCGCACGGCTTATTCTGCTGTGCCCGAAAGGTCTGCGGGCATCGGGACGGTATATCACCGGCACCAAAAGTGCATAC